GTCAGGGATGTAGTAAACACGCACCTTTTTACAGGTGCTACCTCCACGCATAACACACGGATCCTTCTTTTTCTTGAAGGACATCATTTCATCTTTCTCCCGGCTAATACCGAGAGCGAGTTCATGAGCGCGCGTTTTCGTGAAGGGCCGTCTAAATTCGAATAACTCAAGCTCTTCCGGCGAATATGGTAAACCATAAGTTGGAAAGAGCTCACAGCCAATATCGAATGATTTGTAGGAAAACTTCTTAGCACGCATTACAAAGGTGCTAAAGTGGTAACCACAAAATCCACGATCTCGATGGGCAGGATCGCCCACAAAATCCGGAACATGTAAATGCCCATCACCAAAGCCCTTAGGCCCAGTGAGTAGGTTCCTCTTTGAAACGTGACTAAGCATAAATTCGCGAAGTTCGTTATTCACAAGAGGGTCTCCTTCATAAAAGTTCAAGAAGGAGATGATACGTGCTTCAGACCATTTGTCGAGAACGTAGAAAGGACGGATATTTATACCATCAATGTAGTCCCCTCCGCAGCTTTCACGGAAGGGCCCAGAAGCGAACGATTTCTTCAAATTAACTTTGAAGCCTAAACTATGCAAAAGATCGCAGAATCTAGGATACGCTTGTGTCGGGAGGATAACATCATCTCCAAACACTGTTACATCTGGTTTAATACATTGGACTTTACAGGAAGCATAAGCTAAACTGAAGAAAATCAAGGATTGAAGTTCAAAAGTAAAGCCACAGCCCATCGTTGAGTATTTTTGCAAGGAGAAACCGCGAGGAGTCCCCTTATATACTATATACGATGTACGCAGCTGATCAAGGAATTCAACCCACGGAAGTGGGAGAAGATCAAGTACAACTGCGTAAGCTATATTGTCAGAAGCACTAGACATGTCAACAGTTGCGAGCTCTCCAGTAACACTGGAAATGCGGGCTCGTTCCCGATTGATAGATTGATTTTTAAGATCAATCCCGAACTTAAGGATTTTTGCCTTAAGTAGCTTCCCAACGCCTTTTTGTACAAAAGTGTTTAGGAGAGGCTCCATTATAATGGCTCGGTGTTTTTGTGAATCTTTTGGCACAAAAGTTAGTTCACCGTGCGACACGCGTACTTTTCCCGAATGGAAAAAAGCATACGATGGCACGGTGTCCCACAACTCTGTTAAAAGAGGTAGGAAACTTTTACTACATGTAGGTTTTTCATCTAATTTTCTTAATATAGATGTATTATTCTTTACGGTGGTATTAGCCCCAGGACCGAAAGCGAGTTGCAGATCACGCAAAGAGGGCACATCGCCGAGTACACTAGCTATTTTCTCACGAGCATGGAACAATTCCTCCTCGTGTCTGGTATCGAAACCAGAAGCTGTGTCTCTGTATGCGTCATTTACGCGTTTGCAATTCATCTCGGATTCACAAAAGGACTCCCATGCTGCGTTTACCTTTGTTGCTTCTGAACCGTAAGACACGTTTTTGCTAAAAATAGCAAATTGTTGTCGCTCGGCTCGGAGAGCTTCGGAGTAACGCACGTCTTTGTAGTCGAAACCTGCAGTTGAATAACTGCTATCATTATCGCGAGTTCCGACAACGCCAGAAACAGCAGAAAAATAGCTGTAAAGGTGATTGTCAATACTTCGTGATGTGGAGGTTTTGAAGATGTCATAGAAAGTGTTCCGTGGTCTGTAAGACATGTGAATAACCTATATGGTATGAGTAAAAGAAAGTAACTGTAGAACTCGGACTTATATTGATAAGCCCGGACCACTTTTAATAAGGTGGTGCAAGGATAGTTATAGCGTCTTCAATTTGAGTGTCCGCAAGGGCACTTTTTATGAGGGCCAATAGATCCTTACGATTCTGCAGTGTCCCACGAGATGGCAAGATAAAATCGATATTAATCCGATTTGAATATGCCACCCTTGGTGGGGCTTGATACCCGCTTTGTGTACTCGAACCCGTGATTACTTCAAGGGACGGAACGTCTAAGACAATCTTGACTTTGTTAAGACCGCTCCCAGAATCTGCCTTCATATTAAGACGCAACGCCACCTGACCATTAACTGGCAAGGTAGCAACAGTGTCTCTCCAAGAGGTATTTATTCCAGAAGTGATTGGGGTCAAGGTGTGTGCGACTGGTACAGTTGCACCGTCATTAATAGTCATGTTAGCAATAGCTGCCATGATGATACTCCAAAGTGGATCATTAAGAATAGGGGCGTCTAAAAGGTTTAAACGCACCGCGTAGTAATGCAATGCTGTTCAACACATGAGTGGTTGAGAAGATCGAATCAACGGGCTTAATACCCGGAAGAGGAAGATCTTTAAATGTATTTGGTTCGAGAATTGAACGAACAAAGTGTACCTTCTTATAAAGAGTAGGTGCCACATTCGTAAATCCAGATTGCTCTGTCCAAGTACCTCTCATGGTGTAGATTGTCTTCTCCCATTTGTAATAGGAAGAAACATCTAACTTGTTAGCCGATTCTTTCGCTTCTATATAGCTCCCAATGGGAATAACATAGTCGAGAAGAAAAGACCAGGGCGCCAAGTTCCACAAGCCGGTGTAAGGTGTATCTAAAGCTAAATTCCCCAGAGTATTAACAGGGGAAGCAATAGACACTCCGATACCAGCTTGATATTGAACACGGCGGATCCAATCTGCAACACCAATAACGATATTGTCCTCATCGTGGAAACCGGAAGTCTCTGGAGACAGAGACGATCGATTAGACGCTTTGGCCGACATAGTCTTTGGTTTAAACTGCAGATTCGCAAGAGCCTCGGCACCGGTATATATATCGGATACCATAGGTTTCCAACCAAATTGTAACTCAAGCCACGCATTAGAGATACCGCTAGAAGGGTCACGAATGACTCCTTTTCGGGTATCTGCGACATGCAGATTCTTGATACGTTTGTGTTGGGGGCGTGTAACACCAACGCCTAATTCGCGAGCGGATCTTAATATGTCCCCCCTCCTTAGATAAACAACAGCCGAGGCAAGCCTTGAAACTGTATTCGCTAAGAGGGAAATCGTGTCCCGGCCTTCTGCTAAGAAGACCGATGCATTGAAGGATGAATCCTTCAACTTTTGCGAAGCTTTCAAAACATTCGAAATCTGTACATTAGAAACGACAGAAGACGGTACCTGTAATAAACCAGGTAGGCCCATATCCCCATAAAGAGGACCAGAGCCATTTGAAAGAAGCCTAGCATCATACAAGTGCTCAATATAATCTACTGAGTATGCATAAGGAGTTGTTTTGTCTCCATAAACAATGGTCGCTTCACGCGATTTCTTGCTATACGGAAGATCATAAACAATATAATCACGAGGGCTCATATTTTTTGTATCCCTGAAACAGATGAAGCAACAATAATACCCTAATTATTTATTGTAGGGTACCGCAAGCTCACAAACGAAACTCAAGGCAGAGTATTGTTCGGCATTAAGGCCTTTGACGAGTTCAACGAACGCGTCGTATCGGCTTTCATACGTCGGAATAGTACCTGAGACTTGTTGTGGAGTTCTATTTCCACTCGACATGTAGACCAATAGGCAATGTTCAACGAAAGTAGCCCTATCCATAATGGAAGGTTTATTTTTATGTTCAGCCATATTGGCACCTCATGAAGAGTTTTGTAAAAAATGAAATAGAGTGAGCAGGAAAAAAGTGTAGCGCTGAAAAGCAACTAACAAGATCCTATTGTTAGCAGAACACCCCG